TCAGGCTTTAGCTCGGACAGGTAATACTTTACAAAGTGACGGATAAGCCCAGCCCCCAGCCCCAAAATGGTACAACTCCCCAAAGTTATACCGACTACGAGCTGGACTTGTTCCATTACTTTTTAACCCCAAACTGACCTTCGGAAGGTTGAAGTGCTTTAAGTAATGGCCCGATTAGCCCAGCGATGAACGCGTTAGCCAATACTTTAGGGTCCGATATGCCGGACATATATAACGCGGCTACGCTAGCGAGCGCAGCGCGACCGTAGGATTTTGCAGCGGCAAGTGCCTGTTCTTTCATTTGGTGCTCCTTAGTGCCCTTAAGGATTTTGGATAACTATAAACCTAAACTCTCGATTAAGGCTTTAGCCTTGGCCGGTGTCACATTGACCTCGAAGTGCATATCATCCGGACGGCTTTTAAAATCGCCGCCCCATTTGAGGCCGTACTTCTTAGCCAAGGCCCGAATCATTGGCACCTTTTCAGCAGGGAATGTATCAAACTTACCTAATGGGTGTTTAGTCGCGTTTAGATCGATAGCCGTACCGGATGAATGGCAGCTGAGTTTGTCAGTGGTACCGCGTACCATTCGGAAAGCATAACCCCAATCATCCAAGCCGCCCTCATCGATTGGTTCAATTAGCTCGTGGAAGTCCGAAGCGAAGGCGGCCAAAAGCGGACCCACACTTTCGGCACACCTAAGCTTCAGAGACGTACCCTTTATTTGATACGCCTTGATCTTTATCTCGGCCTGGTCCTTTGAGGCCGGATACCCGTTATAGCTTGTCAGCATTTCCAGGCAGGTTTGGTGTGGATTGTTCCGCTTGTCGGCGGTCGTATTCTGCCTTAGGCATTGAAACAAAATGACCGTCTGACACTTCAATTTGCACGTGCTCGTTGCCCTCTGAGTCAATTACTGTCGTGATGTTTTCCATTTTTATAACTCCGCGCTAAAGCCAACGTATGAGTTGGCAGGGGTTGATGATGTTGATCTAACCTGTGTTGGACGGTAAAGAGTCTGACCTGTTGCCGTATTTATCGAAAGCAAATAAGAGTCGTATGTAGTCGTATAAATCGTGACAGTTGTAACCGTATTAAAGGTTGTTAAGTCATAAGTTCTTAATCCCGCCCACTCAACAGCGGTTGGATAAGTACGCATACGGACTGGGAAAGTTCCCGAAGTGATCATTTCGGTCGTTGAAGCACCATAACCAATAGGCAAAATGTTGTCAGTTGATGAGGCGATGCTTGTTGTGCGGTAGTAGTAACGCATACAGGCGCCTAGTTCTCCTTGGATTGTTCCGCCACCTGAACCCGAACGCTTAAATGCAGTTGGAACAGACCCAAGTTCTAATTGCACACCTTCAATTTGAAACCACTCATTAGCCCCAGCCGTTCCAGTTGGTGCATAATTAAAAGTAATCATTATCTGATTGACGTTTGCGTCTAAAGTAACTGTTTGAGTGTAACGAGTCATTGTCGAGGTCGTTGTATTATTTTGTGCAGTTGAAAGCCCACCTGTCCAACCTGCACTAAAAAGTGTTGCAGCACTTTGGTCTGTTCCCGTTCCAGTTCTAATCGAACTGGTCAAAGTTGCTGGCGCATCTGCACCTTTTTTTGCATAAAAAGATAATGTAATAGTTTGTCCCGCAAATCGTCTTGAGTCCAAACTCTCGAAAGTATAACCTGTATAAACTCCGCCTGTTGCAGTTTGTCCCGAGTTACGACCGAAGCGCATACCATAAGTTAAACCTGTTGTATCTGCGGTTTGACGCGACATTGTAGAAGTTGAGGCGCTTCCTAAAACTACGCCAAACCACCTGTCAGTTGCAGGATAAGAAACTGCACCAGTAAAGGTTGCAGATGTTGAACGCTGCAAAACGTCAAACCCGCCGTTAATTATGCCGTTGCCGTTATAGCCTGATTGATAACGCAAGCCTGTTGAAGTGGAACTATCTGCTACGAGTGTCTCGCCGTTATTACCGACCGCTAGACGTGCCGGTGTGTCGGCCGCTGTAGCTGTAATTAGATCGCCCTTTGCATCGACGATTGTATTCTGGATTGCGTTAGCATCGTCTGAGGTAACCCAGACAAAATCCATATCTGTATTTGAGTTTTTGCTTAATACCTGTCCGCTGGTGCCGCCCTTGAGATCGACCAGCGAGGCATCGATAGAATCTCCTAATGCCTCGATAGCCGTAGCTCCATCTTTGACCAGATCGGTCGAAGTTGGAACGGGCCAGTTAAAGTTCGGGGTAACCGTTGCCATTATGTCAAACCTCCAAATGCGTTTTCCCACTCAAGTGTAGCGTTTACACCTGTCCAAATGAGGCTAGGCGGGCTTACTGTGTCCCACTGTGGCGCAACCAGTGAGAAATCTGTAGGGCTGAGCGTGAGCGTAATGTCCACGAATTGAGGCGTGGCGCGGATAGCAAAGCCTTCTAAGAATCCATTAAAGGACCCGTTAAACATATTGATGGGTAAGTCATTGATAACGATCGGCTCGCCAAAGAATACGTTAATGAGCTTATTGCGCTCGGCATCAGGCAGGTCTGGGTTATCCAGGCGGAAGGTAATACTTTGTAGCTGCTCGCGTGGGATAGCCCGAAGGCCCAGTTCGCGGTCCATTACATCCTCAACATCGCTTAGGTTGTGAAGGTTAGAGCTAACGCTGCGCTGGTATCGGCCGTATGTGGCGATAGAGGAAGCATCCAGGGCCGTGGCCTGATTGGAGTAATTGTTGCCATAATTGAACACCAGGGAATTGCGAATCTTGCCGATCTGTAAAATAGATTTAACCGTTGTCGGTACCGCGTAATTGGCAGACAGCGTGGTATACCCATTCGCCGATAGGTAAGCCGTACGGTGGTCAGCATCGGCATAACAGACCCGGCCAGCCTTATCCTCGTACATATTTCCGAGTGCGCTTTGTGCGATCTGAGCGCAGAGGTTGTAGCTGCTAAACGGATCGGCCGATCGTGAGATCATCTCGTAAAGGCCCGGCTGGTCAATCTCGCCCAAGCCCACGTTCTCGGCATTGGCCCAAGTGGTCGTAGGGTCGTAATCCTGCCATTGTAGGGCCGGGGCTACCTCATTCCACGAGTTAATTAAGAGCTCGTTTAGAATGTCATAGATCTGGTTGCCGTCCTCGGTCTTTGGTAGGGCATCCGGAAACAGGGCCTTGGTCAATTTAGCCAGGGAACCGACGGCCAATATATTACCGATTGTTACAAAGCCCACCTCTTCCGGTGAGCGTACGGATATGCCAAAGTCCGATACGGTGCCACCGAATACGGGTACATACGTGCCGGAGCTGTTCTTTAGCTCTAAAGTCAAAATATCGGTAACGTCAATATCGAAGGCCGTATTGTTTACGTTTACGATCTCCATACGGGCATAGCCGGCGTTGCACTGCAGATCGATATCGTCGCGGCCCGTGGCCATCGTTACGCTCAGTACATTGGTGTACACCGTCGTACCGACGGTTATACGCCACTCGGGCAGCCAGGCGCTCACGCTATATACATCCCGGAGCCACGATTGACGGATGTACCGCGATAACTGGATTGGTTAAGTACGTCCTCGACGGCACGAGCGATGGCCTCGGGGTCACCAATACCGGACTCAATTTTAACGTTTATATTAGTTGTAGCGTATTGGCCTAGCGGTCCAGACATCAGTGCCGCTTCGTCGGCTGCATTTTGTAAATCTAATAAATCAGCAAAGGCATTAGCTCGAGCTGCAGCCGAGTCAGCGTATTCTATGATTGCATCAATAGAGCCGCCCTTGGTACTAATGGGCGCAATATAATCGCCTGGCGTAATACCGCTACCAAGCGAGCCGCTTGTCGGTACTCCTACCTTGCCCAATAAGTTTATATATTCTTGTAAAGCCTTGAGTCGTGCATCGTCTGCTGCCTTTTGCGCTGTGGCAACCCGGTCGATCATATTTAACTCTTCGGATTCGCGAAGCTTGGCCAGGGTAGAAGCAGCGTTTGAAGTCTTGCTAAGTGAGGCAAGCTTGGCGATTTCTGTGAGTTGAATCTGTACGCGCTCGCTGTAACTCTCCTTAGCAGCCAATTCACCGGCAGCGGTAATGGCAGCGTTGTATTTACCGAACGCAATTTGACGGGCAGATTCTTTTTCAGATTCAGCCATCTTAGACTTATCAATAGCGCTTAATTCATTTAATAGCTGCGTATTAATAGCCAATAGCGCGGCATCGCTAATCTGTTTGATGCCAGCCAATTTAGCCAGATCAGCGTTCTTTTGGAAGGTAGCCAGTTCATTAATCTTTTTGAGCGCCAGTTCGCCGTTCTCATCCTCGATGGCCATAAGGGCTTCAAGGCGTAACAAGGTCTCTTTGTCATAGGTTGCCTTTAACGCCGCCGCGATAGATATACGGGTTGTATCAAAGACTGCAGCCGCCTTGCTTAAAGCTAATTTATTCTTTTCGGCTATCTGGGCTTTCTTTTGTAATGCGATTAATTCCTTTTGGCGCTTTAAGGCTTCCTTGTCCATCTTGGACTTTTCAATATTGGCTTGGATGTTTTTAATATCCTGCGGTACGCCTTGCGGGAATCCACCCTGGCGGCCAAGTAATTTATCCACCTGGTTACGTAGGTTGCCAATAGATAACTTACCCAAGCGATTTTGCACAGCCCGGCTAACGTTGTCGAGGACACCTGCACCAGGCAAGTTAGAGAATAGATTGCCTAAATCTTTACTTAGTACAGCGACGTTAGTAATTAGGCCGGAGATTGAATCGGCGGCATTGTCTACCTTGTCGATCAACTTATCCATACCACCGGATGAAGTGCCAAGGGCAGATACTAAAGATTGACCGATCTGTTCGCTAGCTTGTTCAGCCGCAATCTTAAGCTTGTTAAGCGAACCCTGGTATGAGTCAGCAGCCTCTTTAGATTGTCCGGCATATTGCGCGGCGATTAACTTCTCAATCTCTAAATATGACTTAGAGGCCAATTCGGCATTAGTTAAACCCAGGTTTAATTGCTTGAGGCCCTTGTAATTACCTACATACGCCTGGCTTAATATTTTAGTGGCCGAGGCTAAATCCATACCCGTACCGGCTGAAATATCCAGCGCGGTGTTTAGCAGTGACTGGGCTACGGTTGTCGATCTTGTCTGTTGAGCCAGTTCAATAAAGGACGGCTGTAGCTGATCTCGATTGATGCCTGTAGCTCGTTCAACCGCATCGATATAACCTTCTGCTTCTGCCGTTGCAAAAGAGAAGCCCAGGTTACGTAAAGCGGTATCGAGGCGCTTGGCTTCGGCTATCTGTTCACCGTATGCCGATACAGCCTTCTTTGAATAGCTTAATAGTGCAGCCGCGCTAAAGGTCACGCCTAGCGTACGGCCCAGGCCTTTGACGGTTTTACCAAAGGCATTAATCTGCTTTTCGCCCTTGGTGAGCGCTTTGCCATTCCACTCCGCAGCGGCGGTAACTAATAGATTAGGTAGATTGGCCATTATGCAGCCTTCCCGTATCGGCCCTGGTTAAAGTTTTCGATCGTTTTCAGGATGGCCATTACGACCGCATCCTGGGCCTTGCCCCGATCCTCTTTCCAAGCTCTAAAAATCATACGGCCACGCTCGGCCTGTTTGTCACCGTAGAGCGGACCCATTCGGCTGATAAAGTGAGCACCAGCGCCGGGATTGTTTGAGCGGCTATTAGGGTCTCCGCCTGGATTTTTACGGCCAGCGGTTTCATAGATTGAACCGGCAGCGGATTTGTTGGCTACATAGTACAAAGCTTGCCAGCCGTTCTTGTTGCGCTTGCTTGGTGCCTGTGAATAAAAGATACCCTTCTTGGCTTGTTCAGCATCGTACAACGGGAACATACGCAAGCGGCCTTCGGTGTTAAAGGTTCTAAACATAGAATTACGTGCAGTAATTTGTTTACCGCGTGAGCCCTCGGCCCACATATAAAGATTGTCTGGTTGTGGTGAAGGCGCAAAGCCGCGAGCCTTATCCCGGATCGGAATCATAGCTGCGCGGACTTCGGCGTTCATCTCTTTAAGCATTTCGGGATCAACCTTACGGAGCATTTTAACCGTTTCGCGTACGCCTTTTAGAGCGACTGGCATTTTCGGCCTCCTTGGCTTGATCGTTTAATACCTGTATTAACGTGTCGTACATAGTTCTATCGAGATCCAATATCGCTTGAGGCGCGACCCCGAGCCGTATAGATAACTGGGCTATCTGGTACGTCCGGGTATCGCGCCCTAGCTTAAAGGTTGCTCATCGTATAAAACGTTCACCTCTTTTAATGAATCGAGGAAATCAACGCCGAACATCTTTACTGTCTCGCCGGATGCCTTTAGACATTCCCAAGCCAGGTAGTACAGATCGCCCTGCTTTTCATCCTCGCGAAAGGCTTTATGAAAGCCCTTCTTTGTATGTAGCTCGAACAGGTACTCAATACGCGGCGTAATGTCGTGCTCACTAACCTCGCCTGTAGCCCTTGTTATTTTGAGTCTGTACATAGTTTGCCCCTTGTCTGGTTGGTTATACGGTTGTGTCTACAACGATTGGAGAGTTGCAGGTAAAAGTGATCGA